GATCATAGTCGTGTCCTTTTCTTGCATAGTTGTTGCCGCCTGTACTATCAATTGCTGCTACTTTACCCATTCATCATCGCCTGTAGTTCTTCTTTCCAACGTAAACTAAACTCGCCGTTTCTATAATTTTCAAACCATGGTCCGCCTTCAGTGTAGTGTATTAATTTTGGTGTTTCAATATCATCATACACTCCTACTAAGTAGTTCCATGTATGATCTAGTTCGCCAATCTCTTCATCTTTTAACCAACTGAACCTATGAAAATAAGCACCATTAAGTTCTGGATCATTTACCATGTCCTGTGTAAGTCTAGCATTACTAGGATGCGCACAGTTAAACAATACAACACTTGACCAGTTCTTACGTGGATAGATTGTTTGCTTTTGTCCATCCATCTTCATACCTTCTTTAGGTGTATAATCATGTTGTACACACATTACAGCATACTTGTCATCTGCTTGATCAAAAAGTTCTTTAATGTCTGTAGTAAGGATCATATCGCAATCCATAAACACTGCCCAGCCTTTAAAGTTTGCAAGTTCTGGTACTAAGAAGCGTGTAAATGTAAACTCTGTACTTGCAAGTTTATCTACAGGACGAGTATACCATCCTGCATCACGTAGCTCTTTTTGCACTAGTGGACGTACATTTGCGTTTGGTTGCCTAGTTAGTATACTGTGCTTACACACTTGATAAGCAATATCTTCTCTTGGGTCATAACCTACAAATACTTTCATTAATCTCTTCTTTCAATATCTTCTTCGTAGCACACACCCCATTGTATTTCGAGTATGTGTGCATTCTCTGTTCCTGGATTACTTGCTTTGTGCCAAACTTCCATACCTATTTCATATGGTCTAGAATGTGCTTCTAAATGTGTAATGTTTTCAATTGCATTATACTCAGTGTCCATTTTTACTATACCTTGCAGTACTTGCCATTGTTCACTACGTTCAAAATGTTTTTGATCACTTAGACTCTTGCCTGGGTAGATCACAAGTTCTTTTACTTTGTAACCTTTCTCGGGCTTGTGATCTAACACACGCCAGTATCCCCAATCACGTTCCGTCTTTTGTGTTTTCCACTCATCAAGTATCCAACTGCTTGAATTAACTTTGTTTGTGCCGCCTACTCCAAACACAAACTCTACACTAGGATAATTGCCATAAGTTTCATATTCAGGTGTAGTTGTATTGGTTCTATCGCCACCATTGGCAAATACTACATTATCTATTGTAGTTGCTAGTATGTGTCCGATTGCATTGCGAGCTGTGTCGTCATCGTCATTAAATCCGATAACATCGTCAACACATGCTAGTTCTTTGATAATAGCAGCCCGTTCGTTAAATGGCATAAACGGCCGGCCTTTTTTGCGTGTAAGCCATGCATCAGAATTAACACCGACTACTAATTTGTCGCCTAATTCTCGTGCTGATTTAAAATATTCAATGTGTCCTGAATGCAGCGGATCAAAGCCGCCAGTTACTAATACTACTTTGCTCATGTAGATATTTATGTACACAGTTTATTATAAAAACTGTATTTGAGCAGTTATATGTTTTTCACTTTCATAAACAACTTTAACAATATTAATATCTTTTAATTGTTCTGTTAGATGTTTTTTTCTTAAATCTAAAATAATAATACTATTACTAGTTGAATGGGACGTAATGAGCTGCTTGTAGGTATTCGCTGGGTAGTGAAATCCGCAACTTAAAAAACTATAAATTACATCAAATTTTATAGACTTGTCTAAATCTATATTATTAGTATCAATAAACTTATAATTCATGTTACGCTGATCATAAGACTGTCTAAGTTTATTGATAGTATTATAAAAAGAAAACCCTTCAGCAGGGCCATAATTAGTTTGTCGCTGTAAATCTATAGTGTTATCTATACTACTGTCTAGTAGATATAATTCTGTTTGATATTTTTTTTGAAACATTTCAGATTCAAAAGCATATCCGCATCCAATATCTAAAATGCGTTTAGGAGGAGTATTTAATAAAGTATCAACATTATTAAAGTTTTTAATTTTTAATTCTTGATAACTTTTGCTGTCCCATAGCGCAATCCAGTCACTCATTAATTATTTTCCTTAGGAGATAGCCAATATACTCCTATTTTTTTCCCTGCCCAACTTTTTTTAATTTGAGGGAATGATTCTAACATTTCTTCATGAGACCAGTCTGGTTTTACATGTATTTCATAAGGGTTGCCGCCGTCTGCACCTTGTGGCATATATACAATCGGTATGCTTACTATTAGATTATCAGTTACTTCTAATAGTTTGCTAACTAGTGCAATTGCCTCAACTTTGGTCATATGTTCTAAAACATCACCAGCAAATGCAATATCAATATTAGGAGTTTGTGCGTTATAATCAAATGTTCTAATATCTTCTTGAAACAAAGTATTATATTTTTCTTTCAAGGCAAATTTTTTGATCCAGCGTGGCCATATTTCTATACCCGTCCACTTACAATTTTTTAAATTATCGAGATCATTAAACATATTGTAATAAGTACCTTGTCCTGTAGCTACATCAAGTATATGAAAATACTCAGGATAGATAGTACTTACCCATTCTTTTATTTGTGCTTTACCTTCGTTGCTACTACGTGGCATGACGCAATTCTCCTTTAGTTTTTTATATCTTCTATATAACGTTGATATATTGTAAGATATTTTTTAGTATATTTTTGATCTCCTTTTAGAGTTAAAAATATACTGTTTAATCCATTCTTACCAATACTTATCCATTCTTTAGAAACAGGGCGAAATTTATATGTATCTGAAATCTTAGACATAATATCTTGATCTCTACCAAATGTCCAATTGTCTATAGGCATAGACATCAGTAAACTTGCATAGTCTTTTCTAAAGTTATTTGGACCTAATGCTACAAGCCCAGCTAACCATCTTCCATCTTTAGGATGTTGAAGTACTGTATTATATTTAAATAAATCTAAAAACTGAGTTTCTGTAAAAGATTTAGTACATATACTATCGGCATCAAGACTTAATACATATTGAGTATTATCAAAGTACTTGTCCGCTGCTAAAAATCTTACTGCTTGAAGATAACCGATTTTTGAATTATCATTTATAAAAGTCTTTTCTTCGTACGTGTAATTAACAAAATCTAATTCCAATGTGTTTTTGGGATTAACAATATGACAATGTAATGAGATCCATGGATTATAATAACTTATACTTTGTAATAAAGTTATACTCCAGTTGTCATAATATGTTTGATCACATCCAATTAATATATTACAATGATGCATCTTCCATCCCTGCTACTCTAAGCTTAACAACGTTTGTAATTTGCCATTGCTTTTGATCAAGTCCTTTTAAAAGTCCTAACCATTTGTTACGCATAAGAGCAAACTCGTTGATAATCTTTTCGTAATCAACAACGTCTGCCTCACCGTCAACGTATTTTTCAACGTCACGGCTTGACAGAGCTCGTTGATAGTTTTCGAGATATTTCTTAAAGTACGAGCTGCGCAACCTACGCAGCTCGATGTTTAAGTAGTTGAGGATTGCTTCAATTTCTTGAAGCTGGTTGAAGCGCTGTTCAACGATACCGGGCATTTCTGCCGCAGCACGTTCAACATTGCCTTTGAGTTTTACATCTAGACGACCTTGTATCAGCTCGTCTTCAAAGAACTGTACAGCACTTGGTATCTTACTAATGTCTCGCGATACTTCGCTATACCAACCCATTATTCATCCCATTCTTCGTCATCATCGTCTACATTATCTAAATCTAGATAGTAGCTAATTGCTTCATCTAAATAAGAATCTGTACCGATAACTTCCTTAAACGTTTCATCACTAACACCGTAGTCTGCTAATAGATCAACATACTTTTCGGCAACAAGTTCCATTTGTTTCTTGTCTGTATATTCTTTAAACATCGTCCAGATGTCACTGATGTGTTCTTCATTCATTTGTGGTTGCTTCCTCAATTTGATCAATAGTTGCTTCTTCTTCGTCAACTTCGTCGGTATTTACCACAGGAGCAATTTTTTCTGCGTATTCCGACATAATCAAATCAAGTTTGCCTTCTTGCATCCATGCTTTGCGATATTCAAGAACTTCCTCGCCTGCTAGATTAATATACTTGAGTCGATTGCCTTGCTTTGTCAACAAGCCTTTCTTCTCAAACAATTCAACTAGACCACTGTACGGGTTCATACCAGTCTCATAAGGAATCTTAACCTGCACACCTTCAAACGGTTTTGCATAGCGTGTCTTCATTACTTTACAACCAGCACGGATGCCCATAACTTCTGAAATCTTGTTGCCATCTTCATCTTCTTTCAACTTCAGTTTCTTCATTGCAACAACAATACTCGATGCATAGATAAAGCCCGAGCCACCACTAATCTTGTCATCTGGGTCAAACATATCTTGCGATGCATATGTGTGGTTAGTACATACTAGTCCGACGTTCAATGAGCCGATCATGTTAACAGTATTACGGACTAATGAAGTTAGTGCTTTAGGCTTACGACCCATATCACCTTTCATATCACCCTTGTTAAACTGATCAACGTCAGTAGGTGTTAGCAACATACCTAAACTGTCAATTACAAACAACACTTTAGGACGGTCTTCTTCATCCATTGCTTTAAAGTCTGTAATAAATGTTGAGATAGTTTTTGCTACATCATCAATCATTGACATGTTAAGTTTAAGAAGTTTTTCTTCACTTGTGTCAACGTCAAGAGCCTGTAGCCAGCTCTCATCAAGTGCGTTCTCTGAGTCAATTAGTACTACAAAGATGCCTTGATCTTGTGCGTGTTTTACAATGTTACCTGAACAGAAATACGATTTACCTGCTCCTGATTCACCTGCAAACACAGTAACCTTACCTAGCGGAACACCTTTGTGAAAGTCTCCTGAGATAAGATAGTTTAGTGCATATGATCCTGTTGAAATCCAATCAGTAGGATCGTTAAATCCAGCACTCATGCCTGAGATACTTTTAGTCAAGTCCTTGCGGAACTTACTAACATCAAATGATTTAGCCATGTTTTCTCCTAAAAAGCTGTAATAAAAAAGGGCTGCTATTTAATACAGCAACCCTTTTCAGTTGCTATTAACCTTGCTGACGTGCGCGGATCATTGCAAGAATGTCACTTGCGCCGCCACCTGCTGCTGGCGCTGCTTCTTGCGGAGTAGTATCAAATGGTACTGACTCTTCAGCTACTGGTGCTGCTTGTGGAGCAGGTGTTGCTGCTACTGGTGCTGCTACTGGTGCTGCTGGTGCTGCTTGTGGAGCAGGAGCACTTTGACTTGTAGCAGTTGCCTGTGGGCTTGCTGCCTTAGTCGGGTCACCTGTACGTGCTTGCATACCTGCTGGTCGGAAGTACTGTGACCAACGATCTGGATCGTATGCTTCACCATCTACTGATGCTTCAAACATCTCGTGCAACACTTTAACTTCAACTTCAGTAGGCTTCTTAGGAAGGAAGTCTGACATATTAAACAATCCGTGTGTATTGATTGCATTCATTTCTGCATCACTAAGTGGACGTTCACGACGTGCCCAGTTCGATGTACCATAGTCTGCATATCCGCCTTTAGATGTTTTGTTAAGACGGAAGTCTACACCAGCAGTATAATCTGTTGGCAATTCTTCCATATCTGGGTCAAGCAAAGACTGCTTAATAATCTGGAAGATTTGTGGACCAATAATAAATCTACGAATTGGGTTTTCTGGTGTTGTATCTTCTGACAACGGGTTGTCAGTTACAAACCCTTGCATGATATACGAACGCTTTTTCCAGTACTTACGACCCATATCTTCTAGTGAAGGGTCTTTGAACCAACCGCGTACTTCTGCAAGAATCGGACATGACTCTCCGTACATCTCCATACAAGGAACTTGTACTTGTACTGGACGTGAATCAGTTTGACCTTTAACACCTGCGAAAGGTAGTTTAATCATCAATCGTTCTGCCCAGAAAAAGTCATTGGATGTGTTACCATCTGGAAGGAAACGTAGAATTGCACTCTCGCCTTCTTTGATATTCCAAAATGGGTAAATTGCGTTATCGCCACCGCCTGATGTACGATTGCCGTTTGAGCCAGCTTCTTGTTCTTTGAGCTTTGCTCGGATTTCTGCTAATGATGCCATAGTTAATGCCTCCTATAAATGCCTATGTGCTGCGTAGCTACATTGCTACTAAGTGCCTATTTGTTTGTAGCACAGTTATTATTATATACTGGTCTACAACGATTGTCAAGTCTTTTTTAAAGAAAAAGAAATAAAACTTATAGTACGCTAGCCAATTACAAACCGGCTAGTGCTCTAATTCTATCAAACTCTTCAGTACTGTCGTCTGCAACATATTCTTCGCATGTTTGACGTACACGCTCAATAAACTGTTTTGCAGGGCCTACATACTTGTCACCGTAGTCCTTTTCAACGCTAGTTAGTACTGCTGTTTCACCTTTTGGAAACTCACCTGTTTCGCGATCAAAGTAGCTTAGGATGAACTCACCTAATGGAGTCTTTTGCTCTTTTGCTTCTTCTTTGTCTAGTGACATCGATCCGTCTTTGCCTACAGTAACTTCAGTTTCTTTTGGTTCTGAAGAACTTGTCATGTCGCCAAAATCTAACTTGGCTAGCAACTGTGGGTTTTTAGCTTTGATATATTTGTGTACTAATGGACGTACACACATATCTGAATCTTTTGCTCCAACTTTTTTAAACATATCAGTTAGCATCGGATCGTCAATAAGTCCGCTTAGACTTTCGATTGCATTCATGCCATCTATGCCTGCTGGAAAATGATCTCCTACTAGTGATTGTAATTTTTTAATTGCTTGGGCTTGCTCGCCTTCGTCACTACTAAACACTGAGTTACTTTCAATAACATCGTACTTCTTTGTTACTGCGCCAATTGATGATTCTAATTCTGCTTCGTATGCTTTAAATCCACCTGGTGGTAATCCTCTAGTTGCACCGTCAGGTCCTGACCCCATAAAGTATGGCATCTTAATAACCATTCCAGGCTGAATCATTGCTGGATCTGTAATATCAGGATTTTCGTCCATTATTGCTTCAATTGCATCTTTTGGACCATATCCTTGAAAGTTAGCATTTTTAAATCTCTTGTATATACTAAAAATAGTGTCGCCTTTTTGAACTTTATATGACTCCGCCGGCTGTTCGCCTTCAGTTTGAAAATCTTCTGGATTAATATCTTGTGTTTCACTAACAAGATTGTAGATATAAGGAAATACATCTTGTAATTCTTCTTGGAATGATTTGATAGTAAGTGCTTCAACCCAGCTTGCTTTTACTTCTTCTGGAACTTCTGATAGTTCGCGAGTTTCAAAATTCTCTACTACATCTTTGTAATATGATTCGCGCTGCAATTGCATTACTTCTTTTTTAATTTTTTCTATACGCTCGTTAACACGATCAGAAACAGGACCCATTGCTTCTGCCATAACACCCGAACGTCCCATATAAGTTTTAAACTTACGTAGCTTACCTAGCTCTTGGCTCATTTCAATTACATGTGTACCAAATGAATCATGTGGCTTACCACCATTTGCAATATGACGACCTAATGCTCTTGCACCATTTAAATGCTTAACAGGATATTTAAAGCGTTCGCCTTCGGCAGTTTCAATAAAGATGCTTTCAATATGCATTGAACGTCCGCCTGCGATTTCTGTATTAATAGGTTTACTATGTGTAACCATTAACTTTGCGCCACCTAAATCTTGATAGCTTTTACGGGCAGAGCCGTATAATTTTGATTCACTCATTTGGGTCTCTCCGGAGTTTTGTGCTAGAAACTGATAATCTCTTTTATCTAAATTAGACTTTGTGATATCTCTCGGTTCAAAATTAAGTCTACGTTTCTTACTAAATGTTCTAAGTTCTTTAAGGAAGCTATACCAATCTTGTTTTACTTCATCGGATTCTTCACTTACAAATTCTGTGCTATAATAAACTACAAGTCCAGTTTCAGTTAAACTTATGCTAACTTGTCCTAGGGCTTCTGTTTGTGATTTATATTCAAAATCAATAAAACGAGCCAACTGAGGATCACTAGTCACTTTTCCGTCTTCGTCGCCCATAGTTACACTTTGGTAACGGCTACGTATTTTATTAAATAGGTCTTCTGCTATTAAGTTTAAGTTTATCATAGTAAAGTATTTATCCAAAACTGCTACTGATGAAGATCGGCATTGGTGCTTCGTAATCATCGTCTTGCTCTGCTTGTGTGAAAGTATTATATATTCTAGGATCCCAGTCTTTTAATACTGCCATCATTCTTAGTGCTAATAGTGTAGCACTTATTAAGTCGTCTGTCATTCCTGACTTTGCTTGGAAACTACTGCCTGTGGCAATGTATCCTTTTAGTTCTGACAGTAGAGGTTTAGACTTGATTGTCATCTTGCCCCCTTCTACCATTGTTTTTAATCTGCTACACGCTGTAATCTTAGTGCCGTGTGTAGTGTTAAATCCTTTGCGGAACTTTCTTACATGGCCTTTGCGCATTGGCTCACTTACAAACAGCCCTGGAATATTTTCTTCACCGAAGTCGTTGATAACAATCAAACATGCTTCTCCGATACCGTTGTTTTCAACACTCCAATATATGTTATTAGCATTACCAGTTTCTTGTGCAATGTACTTACAAATATCTGCAAGTACACGTATTTGCCCTGGTATTGCAGTTTGATTGTGTTGCCACTCTGCTACTTGTATATAAGTAGGCAATTCAAACACTTGTATAGCTGCGTTGTCTCCACCTGTACCCATACTAGGATCAAGTGCTACTGCATATGTGTATTGACTTGTAGGCTTCTTATACCAACGTGTTTGCCCCATATTAAGTACAGGAGCCGCGCCTTCTAATCCAGCAAGTGTAAGACTGTTAATAAGTGTTTCATCAAATACTAGGAATTCGCAACCGTATTCACGACGGAACTTCTCTTCGCCAATACGACCAATTTCATCTTGCTTCCATTTTTCATCACGGTCTGGGTGTTCGTTCCAGTGTGCAATAAAGCTATGAAATCCGTTAGTGCCTAGCTCTTGTTCATTACCATGTTCATCAAATTTGTTCTCTGCTTGTTTCCAAATAGTTGCAAAGGTATCTTCATCTGAGTTTGGTGTGCTTGTAATAATAGCTCTACCACCTGTTGCTAGTGTAGGTGATATTGATGTCCAAAACTCTTCAGCAATGTTTGGTTGCACAAATGCAAACTCGTCACAGTATAGTAACGAGATTGACATACCACGTCCTGTGTTGCCTGTTGTTGTTTGCGACACAATACGTGAGCCGTTTTCAAATTCAATGCTGCCCTTGTTATACGATGTAACACCTGCTCTAATATGGTCTGGACAAGTTTCGTATACATAACGTATGCGTGACATAATTTCTTGCGCACCTGTGTATTTGTGTGCAGCAATAAGGCACGTTTGATCCGGAGTAAACATTGCGTACCAAGCTAGGTAAATTGCTGCACACGTTGTTTTTCCTGTTTGCCTAGGCATCATGTTAATATTAAAGCGATAGCTGTGATAGCTGTGCATTAATCGTAACTGATATTCATACGGATCAAATAATAGTTTGCCCTTTGTAGGATGCTGAATAAATGCAAACTTACGTGCAAAGTATAGATAGCCCGTGTCGGGGTCCATACAGGCAAGTAAGTCTGCAACTTGTTCTTCTGTATATGTTTCTTTTCTATTCGCCTTCTTAATTAAGACGCCGTCTAATGATGCTGCCATAATGTTATTTACTCAAAAAAATAGCACCCGAAGGTGCTATTTGGCCGTTCGTCCAATCGGTAGGACGTTCTTATTTCTTTTTAAACTGTGGAGGTACTTCGCCTTTTTTAGGCTTGCTACCTTCTTCTGCATCATCGGCAGCATCTGCCATTGGCTCTTCTTTGTCGCCGTCGCCATCAATGTCTGCAAAGTCTGGCTTGTCGCCTTTCTTTTCAGCAAGTGCTGCCATTAGCTGCTCTGCAATAGATTTAATTTCTTCTGCCATTGGATTATCTGCGCCATTTGTAGGTGCATAGGACTTCTTAGTTTTATGCAGATCATCACCTGATGCTAGTAAGTCGTCTGTACTGTGATATTCTTCTTCAGGCTCATTAGCATAGTCTTCTTCGACATCGCCTGACTCAATACTGTCAAGTGACATCATTCTGCGTTTCATCATTTCACGATCATCGTGCTCTGGTGCAGGTAGTGCTAGTGCTTCTGGCTCACCGCCGCATGGACTAGGCATTTCATCGCCGTCTGGCTCCATGTGTGGAAGCTCACTAGTAGTACCATCATTATGCACCATGCCGCCTAATTGCATTACACGCATTAGTTCGCCAATTTCTGCTGCTGTTTCTGCATTAGCATTAATGCTTAAACTTGCTTCTGTGATAATGGAAGTACTTTTTGTATTTCCTTCAATTCGATCCATATGTTGAATCATGTCTTTAATAGTAGTCATTATTCTGCCTCCGGTGCTTTTTGCACACTGTCAATTGGATCGTGCTTGTTTTCTTTACGTGCTACTTCAAGTTCTTTAAGTAGATCCATTACTTGGTTATTAGGTGCCATTTTTTGATTTTCTGTTTCAACTGCATAGTCAGTATTAAGTACTGATTCGTACTCTTTATCTTCTTTAGTTTCCTGATAATCTTCTTGTGGCTCGTTTGGGTTACGTACAATAAGGTGAGAGTAAGGAATTTTACAAGTGTCTCTAAGATATTCTTGAAGTTGATGTGATGTAGTCGGGTATTCTAATTCAACGTTCCAACTGTGTACTTCGCAGTTTTTTAATTGCGGAAAGTCTAATGGACGCTCAACAATAGGTGTTGTTTTGCCACTGGACATGTTTAGTACATTAAATTTCTTTAATGCAGTTTCTAAACGATCTTCACATGCTTCTGGAAGATCTCCTGCTACTCTAATTCTAAATTCATAAGTCTTTTTTGACTCTGTAAGAAAATCTGTAAATTTTTTCATTGTATTCGTTCCCAAACTATAATACTATTTATCAATGTTGCGTAGTTTATCAAGTAAACTATTGCGATCTGTAATTACTTTACCTTCACCAACAAATGTATCATCATCATCGGAATTGTTATCCTGATCCATTTTTTGTTTTTTAAGCTGTAGTTCTATCATTTTAAGTTTTTTATCTAACTTAGCAGTCTTGGCATCTAAGCTAGTTTTAAGCAAGCCGCCTGCTACTTCAAATATTCTGCCACTGTATCTGCTTTCAACATTCATACCTAAGTCCATTAAGTCTTCGTATGTTTGCATTGCTTTATCAGCAATTGTATCTAATTCTGTATCTGCTTTAGTTCCAAGGCCTGATACCTTAGGCAATGCAGCAGCAATTTTATCAAACTCTGCCATTGCATCAAATGTTTCTTCGACATCAGATTTAACTACTGGAGTTGAAGGAACTTCGGTAGTAATATCTTTATTCTCAGGTAAATTTAATAATTCTTCTAATTTTTTTGTCATGACCTTTTACCATTATATGCTACTATTATTTATCTTCTTTTGCCGTTATGGAAAATATCATTCTCTGTTATTACACGAAAGTAAATGCTTTTTTGTTTGCACCAAGCTCTAGCAGCTTCCCACTTTGCCATATTAACAATGTAGTGTGCTTGATTTGCTTTTGATTTTCCTAGCTTACTTCTGTCAGCTTGGTTTTCAGGTTTAACTTCAATTAGTTCAACTCTATTCTTGCCAGTCTTATCTGTATACACAATAAAAAAATCAGGCACATATACTGTATACTTGCCTGTTAGAGGATTGCGATAGGGTATTTTTATTGCTTCACTTGCCCATTGCGATACGTTAGTGTTTTCATCACAAAACTTCATCATTGCCCATTCCCAACTACTGCGATAAGTTGGAGTTCTGTTACCTGCGTATTTTTCAGGATTTTTGAGCTCGAACTTTCCTTGGGCAAATCTAGGCATTAGAGTAATATATTTCTGGTATCTAAACTTTTAATTTGATTTTTACTTTTAGATCCAACTACACTTGTTATTGGTCTATTAAGGTTTACTACCTGAGCTACTACTCCACTAATCTGCACAGAATCTAAACCTGTTAATGTATCTAATACTTCGAATACAGGAACATTTTCGTTCTTTGATTGTTGTAAAATAGCAGTAGCGACACTAATAGCAGCAGTAGTATCAAATCCTCTTTTAGTAAAAAACGACACAACTGCATCTATTTCGTTAGCAGGATAAGATATTTCTGTTGTATAGTATTTGTTAAAGAATGTTTTCGTTTCTCTATTAGTAGTCGACGGTTCTAAATTTGTAGTTATTTTTTCACTCATCTTGCTCTCAACTCATTTTCAATGTTTTCTACTGCAAGTGTTCTGTACTCTTGCTTTCTAGTTTCGCTTAATGCATCGTACGATGACTTAATAGTGTTTATGTCACTGTCGCCGTTATTGGTGATATATTCGGATTTGTACACTGTTGACAATGTGAAGTCGTCTAACTTTTTAACACTTGCTGTTATTTGTCTAGTAGACTCTGATATGTTATTTCCAACAGTAGCACTAGAGTTTGCATTGATATTAGTATTTAAACTAGCAACTGTTGCAGATGATACTTTAGGTGTTGGGAATGAAGTATCAGTTAGACCAGAAACACTAACATTGGATTGCAAGCCAGAAGTTAATATGTTTAATCCTTCGCCTACAACACCGGAACTATTAAGCTGCTTAAAGTTGTTAGCAGTATTAATACCTGTAGTAATTGCTTCTACAACTCCGCCTACTGTACTAATTTGTCCACTGCCGACTAAATCAAAAATGTTTGCAACTCCGTCTATAACGCCACCTGGTCCAAATAGTGTAGCACTACCGCCTCCGGCAGGTGTAATTGGACTTGGCATTTTGTCGTAATGTCTGTCAGCAAATCCTGCAGGAGTATCTGGTTTTACTTGTCCTGGATTATGGTACAACACTGTTTCGTATGCAATGTTCATAGAGCTTTCAGCTGTGCCGCTTTCGCCTGCTGACACTGTATCGTGTGTCCAACTGTTTATTACTGGATTTACTAAGGTATATGTAAAGTGCCTGTGTCTAGACAGTTGGCTTATTTGTATGCTTGTAAAGAATCGTTTTTTACTGCCAGCAGTATTGTAATCTAAACCATATGCATTGTTATTACTTACATATGGATTTAACCCAAAGGCACTGTTGTTTCCTTGTGGATTACCTGCGGAATCTTCACTAAAGCCGACGCCTGTATAATTGCCGTCTGCAATCATGTACTTGTAATATGCTTTCCACATATCAGTAGTAGTGTTGTTATTATCATCATGAAACACAATACTTACAGGTTCATAATTGATCTTTGTAGTAACAATTCTTTTTCGATTATACTGATTAACTGTGCTAGTATCAAGACCAAATCTTGGCATTTCTGCACTCTTAACTAACATGTTAAGTTCTAATTTATCAAACCTAACATTAGGTACAGCTGGGTTAATATTAAAGACAACATGATAGACAAACTTGTTTTTCGGTGCTAGGCGAAAATTATCATCAGTAAATAATCTTGCAGCATGCTGAAAGTCGCCTAAATTACCCTTAGGGTTTAAGACGCCGTTTGTTAAGTTATCTAAAAATCCGTTTAGTTTATTTGCCATATAAATATTTATCCTTTAAATTATATGTGCATATAATAGAAAAGAGGGACCACATGATCCCTCTTAACATTACCTCAACTCTTTTTTTAGTTTAGGAACCGCCGCCAGTTACTAACGAGCCTGTTGAACGACCAACGTTTGTACCAATGCCAGTACCTTGCGGTGACTGAATTGCGTTGTCGTATCTAACTGCTAGTGTAATAGATACTGGTTCGTTTGCACTATAAGATAACTGATTGTAGTTTGCATTTTCTACATAGCACCCGTATAGTTCAAAGGTTTCTAACACTGTTGGAGTATTAGCGCCATTGCCGCCATCAAGGATCTCAATACGTGTTGTAAATTTGTAATCGATACCTGATGCTGCACTTGATTGTTCGTAAAAGTCGAATTGTTTCTGTAATTGTTCACCAACGAGTTTTTGTACATTATTGTTTACATCTTCACGTAAGTTAATAGTGATAGGTTCCCAACTATGCTTACCTGCTAGGTAAACACGTGAGTTGTAAACATCTAGTGTCATTTGTTCAAAGCCTACAGTAGGTCGTGTTACGTCCACTACCTGTTTTGTAAGTTCTGTTGTAGGTGTGCTAACTCCAAAGTTTTCTAAAGTAAGGCGGAAGCGATACTGTAGTTTTGGCATTAGCAATCCCTGGTTGCTAGCAGAGTCACTGCTAGCAAGAGGAACTGTAAATTTAGAAAGAGTTGATATAGCCATTATTTGCTCCTGTTTATCTTATTAGTATTTATCTTATCCAAGACTTGCAATCTCACCGGTGTTTTTCAAACGTAGTGGAATGTAGATAAATTCAACTGCTTTGACTGGTTCAATAGCAATGTCTACATAAAGTTGATTACGGTCAATTCTGCTTGGAGTGTTATTAGACTCGTCACATACAACTAAGAAGTCATATAGCGCACGTTGTCCAACTAGCTCAAGCATTAAGCTCTCAACTTGTTGTTTGATTTCATCGCGTGTAATCTTATCGTTCGGTTCAAAGATATAAGGTTTAGCAAGAGCATTTAATTGTCTACGTAAGTACACAACTAGTCTTGATACGTTAATTCTATCCAATGCACTAGCACCTCTTGCACGAGTTTTTTGACCCATTGCAATAACACCACTGCCTGTAATAAATGTAATTGGGTTAACATTTACGTTATATAGAACGTTACGTTGACCTTCATTTAATGCAACTGTTTTAAATTCGCCTTCTGCACTTACATATCCAACTGCACTTGCATTAGATACTCCGCCTCGTCTTGTTCCTGCTGGTGCAAACCAGGGGAAGCTAACTTGGTCACTTAGTGCAATAGTGCGCATCATCATGTGTGACGCTGGAACAACAATGTTGTTTCCTGCATTATCACTTGTAAAGCCACATGGGTAATAAATGCCTAAGTATTCATCTGAAGTAACTAGACCTTCGTCATTGTCTTCAAATGCACCTGCAACATTCAAGCCCCAGTTGTTAAGTTCTGTGCCGCTTGAGTTTAATCTAAACGGTGTATCACCTAACACAAATGCTGTCAATCCGCGATCAACGTTTAGTGTTACCATTTCGCCGATTAGTTCCGGATAACCTGGGCAAGCCATTAAGTTAAAGTTTAGACCTTCTTCGTCACGTATACGCTCGTTACTATTAACTAGAGCCTGTAGCTCACGTACAACAACCTTGCGCTGCGCTTTGCGACCAAATGCGCCTGAACCATCTTCGTTGTTTGTAGAAACTGTTACCCAACGATGTGGATAGTAGTTGCTCATTGATGCGTCAGCATCTGAACCACGTTGGTTTTCTTCAATCAACGGAACATAGTTACGAATAAATTTCTTAACGTTAAAACCACTTCTACGTGTATTCCATAGCAACATACCACGTGGGTAAAGTGCTGGATCCGGAGCATCGTGATCTAAGTAGTTGCTAGTTAGTAATTCATCAATAGTTGCTGATGCAAGACCATCTGGTGTTCCACCTGTTGTTCCCCAACGTGCATCTGCAAACAAGATACCATCTTCACTTGTTTGATCAGTACCGTCAAGCAACTCCCAAGTACCTGCTAAGTTATAGCGATACATTAGCGGATAATTTTCTAAATCTGCTGTACTAACCCATAGGTCGCCGTATTTTAGTGCAGACGTTCCGTCTTGTCTTCTGTACGGTTGCGTAGCACTAACAATAACTCCTGAGAAGTCAGTAAATTGATTTTTATAGCCAACCCAGTTTGTGCCGTCGTGTACCATAACATCAATTTCATCAACAATGCTATTATACCATAGTGCGCCATCTGCTGTTAAGCTAGTTGGATTATCAGCACTTGATTTTGGTGCTAGGAATTTCCATCCACTTGCTACAAAGTTATGTACTGTGTCGCCACCTGGTGCGCCGTATAAGTTTGCAGTTCCGATTCCTGAACTTACATATGCACTAAAGCCTGCTGTTGAGAACGGTACATTGGTACCATCGCCAATACGGAAGTCACCGCCTGCTGCGTGTGTAATAACTACTCTGTTTTGACTATCAATAGTTGCAGTTACATAAACTAAGCCAATACCATTGATTGCTGATGCAAAGCGCTCAGCGTTAGTAGTTGCGTCAGCTGAGCCAACAAAGCTACCGTTCTTTGTAGTTAACATTTTGCTGTTTGGCATAGTTTCACTAATTACAAAATCATACGCTGTACCATTTGTAAATGTTGTTCCTGCAATAGGAGCCGATGCAATGCTTACTGCACCTAAAACTTCTCTACGGAAGATTTTAAATGTTGCTAGTGAAGGAGTTGTATCTGCGCCAAATGTTTCGCCTGCGTTAGACTGAACATATAGTGTACCTACACCAATGTTTGCTCCGCCTGCTGCTCTATCTAGATTGTAAATTGCTTCTTGGTTATTTGCATAAACTGGTGCGCCTTGGTCATCCCAAAGTTTTGTTTCGCCGTTCCATGCTTTAACACGCCATTTAGCACCACCGTTTGGATCAGTTGTTTTAACCCAAACACTACCACTTGGACGATTAAACGCATCAATTGTTTTAAATTCTGGAACAGTTGTGTGTGCAGAAAGTTGTAGTCTTGGTGGGTAATAAGTACCTGTTGCAACACCAATTGGACTATCGGATGCTTGTGCAGCTACAAGTGTACCACCTAGTGTGATTGCATTTGAGTTGTCTGCTTCAGTGCCTGCACCGTCAATTGAATTGCTTGCATAAATTTCTAATTTACCGTTTACAATAGCAGCTGACATAACGCTCGATTTGCCTGCTGTAGTAAGTTCGGAATTAATAGATGACACTAAGGAAGTAAGATCCTGTGCTCCTGTGCCGCCAACTGTTGCTGTAATAGACAAGTTAGTAGCATTAATTGTTAAAGTGTCGCCACCTTGAATTGTTGGAGTTGATTTTGTGCCTGCTATAGTTGGCCATGCCATAGCCCATGCATTTGAACCTACTTCAACCCAAGTACCGTTGTTTGTTTTTGCTTTGTACCATAAGCGTTTGATCGGTGCTGTAGTAGCTGCTGTTACTGCATAGTCGCCAACTTTACCTACACTCTGTACTGGAGCAGTTCCGTCTAGCTGTGATTCATTTGTAATAACAATTGGAGATACAGTTTTGAACTTTTGTCCGCCTGCTACTGCTGATGCGTTATTCCATTCAAACACACCAAAACTAGTTGCCGACGTGTCAAACCAATATGTTCCATCTTCTGGATCAGCTGCTGGCTCTTCTGAAGTAGCAGTTAACTCTGTTAGGTTAACATCTGCACGTACTACGTATGCTCTGTTAGCTACACCTAAAAAGCTGTATGCTGCTTGTAGACCATATTCGTTTTGCTCGCCGCCGTGTACTGCTGCGCCGCTTGCATCTGTGTAAAATGTAGGGTCACCAAAAGTTTCTGCAAGTTCTCTTTGACTAGTAATAGTATATACTTCGCCTGCGTTTGCTTTCAATGTTCCTGCTGCAATTCCTGTACTGGAACTGTTTGTTTTGTCTTGTCCAGACGCAACAATAATAAGTGGGGTAGTACCTGGTTCAGCTGGTGTGTAAAAACTTTCGTCTATTACACTGACCTGTACTCCTGGTGATTCTAAAGCCATTTTATATTCTCCTGTGAGCGTTTATTACTTTATATTATTTAGCATAATGATTGTAAATTACCCTAGTAAACCACCTAAAAAAGGGACCGAAAAGGGCAGCTAAATACAATATGAGACCGATTTGTAAAATTTGCAATAAAAAACCAGCTGCAATTAACTATCGCAAGGCTGGAAGAGTATATTTTAGATCTAAGTGCGAAAGTTGTGCTAGATACGGAGTGCCTCAGGGTGTACCATTATGGGAAAGATCAGGTTATCAGAAAAAAGAACAGTGTGAAAAATGCGGATATAAAAGTAAACATCAAGAACAATTCGATGTATATCACATAGACGGTCGACTTGATAATTGTCGACCTACTAACTTAAAAACTATATGTGCAAACTGTCAGAGGATTCTTCAGAAAGAAGGGGTCCAATGGAAGCAAGGCGATCTAGTCCCTGATTTTTAAATATAGTACGCACTAGTATTCCTACGTTCTTTTCTAATCTTTCTAGAGATCCATTATTGTCAATAGTATAGTTGCACATCCATTGTTCAATACTCATACTACTAGGATCTTCTTTAGGTAAGTGATCACAGCGATCTACCCAAATAGCATAATCAAAAATTTCTTCGTTTTGCATTGCAAAGAATTCGCGACGATTACGCAATCCGCAATAGATATTATGTTCTTTAAATAGGTTACGGCCTAGTCGCGCTAGATCATCTTTGCAGTAATCATGAATCATGTTGTACCATTCAGTACGATGATTGTGTCGGTCTGCATAACATGCTTCTTCGTCTGCATATCCGTACTTGTCTTTTAGTTCGTTAAAAATAAACAGCTCACTACAAAACTTTGAACTTGATTCAAAATTGTAACCATATGCTTGTAGCATTTCACATACAGTATCTTTGCCGTGGCGACCGTGTCCTACAACTAGTAACTTAGGTAACATATAATATCATCTCCTTAACGAATATGTATATTATAGCATCTTATAGTTGCTTGTCAAGAACTTTTTGATAGGCTTCTTCAAAACCTTCTTCGTGGAATGATGCTTCGTGGTTGCCCCAAAGTCTTTTAAAATAACCATCGTAACAAGCATACACTGTTTCTTCGGTTATGTTAAGATGCCCCTTTACCATCCAAAAAAGCCTATAAGCGTCTTTATGAATGGGCTTACTCATTATCCTATAATAAATCCGTAGCCACTGCCGCCTGCGATGTTCATTTTAACTTCTTCTTCAAGTTTTTCCATCTCTGCTTGAGCTTCATTCTTTAGTGCATCGCCATTAAGTGTTGATCCACCTTGTGGTCCTGCGATAGTAGCAAATTTACTACGTGCTTCGCCTAACATCATTTTACATGCTGCTACAGTATAGTCTTTAATCCATTGTCCCGAATACGTATCAGTCATTATTACAATATCAGGCTTGTAGTTATAGGTGTATAATAGGACTTCTTCTATATCTGATCTTGGACGTTGTAGTATTGTTAGCTGCTTTGAACTACTGTTAAATTTAAACTCAATAAAACTACCAAACATTCTGCCTACAAGTTCTTGATAACCTGAAAACAATTCGTATGTTAATAGGCCGCCGATTGAACTAGAACTCATTAAGTATGTATTAGTGTATGCCAAGTTAAACGGATCGAAAGAACTTCCGCCATTGCTGCCGCTTGATCTAGATCCAATACTACGTCTGTATATTTTACGTACTTCAATAACTTCGTTAGGTAGAGTATAAGTATTTTGATCTTCTATCAATGTTAAAAAACTATAGCTTTCTTCAACAGAGTGATCTGATCGTTGTCTAAACCTAGTAAGAGCTTTACTAAGTGCAATTTCATAATGTCTTGGATCAAGTTCGACATCGACCATGCCGCCGCCTAACATAGCGTCTACATAATCAAATATTTTACTTTTTTCTTCTGTTAAATTATTAGCCATTAATTAGTCCTTATACAGCGTAGGTTGCTTGTGTAATATCTACGTGAATTGTTGCCAGTAAGTTTGTTCTGCCTGTAGTAACACCGTTTTCAATTACAGGTATTGCTTTTAGCACACGCTGGTCCATTCCGTTCAATGCACTTGCGCCGTTTGCATCTGTCATAGCGTTATCATCAACAACTATTAAGTATTTACTCGAAGGTGAAATATGCGGATGTGTTGCATTTTCAGGCGTAGTAGTATAACCTGCGCCAACTTCTATGTACCCAACACATAACGTCCAGTGTCCTACTGATGATTCAAAATCGTCTACGCCGCCAACATAATAATCTTCATTGAATGGTCCGGTAGCTGCTGGCGCTCCCCAACTGTAAAACTTAACCGGTAAACTCTTACACATACTTGTGCCACCGACTGTTTCAGGTGGTAGTTTATTAGCAGGGGTAGTTTTTTCAGTAATGTTCCAGTGTCTCCAACATACAAAGAATGGACGGTTGTTAGCAATATCATCACGAACAATTTGGAAGTTAACATCAAAGTTTTCATTTAGTGTTGCTGCGTAACCTTCGTTAGCTAATGGATCAGGAAACACATCTTGAGTATTATAGCTAACTGATGTTGCAGTAGCGTTCAATGCGCCTTCTCCAATTTGATTGTTAAAAGCACGATATCCAAACAAGAAATTGTTAATAGTAGTGCCGCTTGTTACACCCACTGGAAGTGCGCCATTATCTGCTGCGCCAGTGCCATTAGTTCCAAAATACCATCCAAAGTCAGTAACAGGACTTGCTAATTGGGTTGCATAAGTTACAGTATTAGCTGGGCGAGCTCCGTCATATTGATGATCGTGCCATTGCGGATCACCTTGTGCATATATTCCAGAACTTGGATAATCTGCGCCATCACCAAATGTTTGCACTCCGTACTTGTTTTCAATAAATCCTAAGTGATTTGCTGCGGCAGTAGGAGCACTCCATCCATATACAGATTCTTGCGCAATTGTTCCGTCATAGTTAAACGGATTGTCCCACATTGCTGGTTGAAAATCACATGTTACTAATTGAACATTTTTAGTTGCTAGTTCTGCTTCTGTTGGGCGCAATCTTCTAAAATCTAAAGATGCAACATTTGTACTACTGTCCCATTTACTTGTTTCGCCGTTATACACAAACACTGTTTCTAGATTATCATCTGAAAGTAACAATGTTTTAGGATCTCCAAGGAACTGATTAACATATGTTGCATCAGGTATTTGTGCTGTAGTTCTAAAATCTATAGGATGTTGCGCTCTAATGCTTACAGCATTTTGAGTATGCCCGTATCCTTTTACAATAACTCTTATTACATCGCCATCTGCTGGAGTAGTCGGAAAGTTAATTGCAAATCCTGGTCTAAAATCTGCTAAACCATCCGAAGCAACTCTACTTAGAGCCTCTACAATGACTGTGTCGCCTGCACCAGCATTGTAGCCTTCTTCAACTACTTTTGGTTTGGCTGCTTCGTTTCTTATTTCTGCTAAAAACATATTAGTTCTCCGTTAATATCCAACCTTGCTCTGCATTGTAATAAACTAATCCAAATGCAGAACGATCAGTTTGGATAATCAAATCGTCTGCTCTACCCTGGATATTATGTCCATTTCTTGCAATAGTAATGTTAAACTGGCTAGCTGTGCCAAATCCGTCTATTACTCTTATTTCATCGCCTAGTTCTGCAACAGTAGGAAGCGTAATAGTTACTCCACCTGTTACACTAGTATCTACAATATAGTGACTGCCTGCTTCAGCAGTTACACTAGTTATCAGTTCAGTCCAACCTCTAGATAGTTTTCCTGTTTTTAATACGCCAGTTGTTACGTTAGCGTTATTTACATCACCTACTACAGTGCCGTCAATGTCGTTAATAATTTGTGTACTGTCTAGAGCAAATACACTACCTGTAATATCGCCTCTAAAGTCATCGGAAACAATAGTACCTGCATATATATTTCCGTATCTAAAATCTGCACTACCAATGTCGCCGTCTAAATCAAACTCTGGTAATACGTTTACGCCAGTTGCTGTTTGTACACTGCCTTGAACAACTACTGTTCCAGCAAGATTAGTGTCACCGTCGACATAAAATAAGCTGCTAGCACCAACAGTAAGTCTAATTCCATCTGTTACTGTAGCTGGAGTAATGTATACATCCGAACCTTGTTTTAATATACTAATATCGTCGTTGTTAATAGTACCTTTGATTTCACCAGTTAGACCGTCTACCATTACACTCGAATCGTCTGCAAATACAGAACCTTTCAAGTCACCTGCAATAGTAGCAAATGTACTACCATTAGTCCATTGTGTTCCGTCCCATTGTAATACGTCACCAGTTGCCGGGGCACCTAGCTGTACACCACTTAGATCATCGATAGTTTTATTGCCAAACTCTGTATTAAATCTTGCATTTGTAAAGTAGTAGTTTGCAATGCCTTCTGCTAAATCATCTGATGTTTTTAAACTAAAGCTATCGTCAAATCGTTGTTCTGTCCAGTACAAGTTAGTTGTACCTTCTTCAATATCACTTGATAGTAAGTTAGTTAAACGATAATCAAAATCTTGGTTAAAGTAGCTAGTTTGATAATATCTATTTGAACTACCTTCTGCTAAACTGTCAGTTGATATTGCTAACAAGTTTGCAGTAAAGTTAGCATCGCCTCTTGCTTCAGTAAAGTATAGATTATTATCACCTTCTGGAACTCCATCAGTGTTTAATCCGCCACCTACTCTAACAAGTTGATTCCATGTTCCGCTAACAGCACTATAAACTTCGCCAGTTGCTTGTACTGTTGCAATCATACCTGCATATGTAGTTGCATCTGGTAAGTCAACTAGTGTTGCATAGTAACTTCTAATTTTGTTAGTTGCACTAGTCAACTCAATAGTTGCACTTGGGCTTGTAATACTTCCGTTTAAGTTACCTTCAAATGTTGCTGCTACAAAAGTATCTGCGCCGACTGACCATTTATCAACAGCTTCGTCCCAAACGAGTTGTTTAACTCCTTCATCGCCACGCCTTACTTCGATACCTGCATTTATTGTAGGAGCACCAGTTGTAACATTTGAATTAAGAGTCACAATGTTATCTTCGACTAGTAACTGCGTTGTGTCAATAGTTGTAGTTGTACCTTGAACTGTTAAGTTACCAGTAAGTGTTAAGTTAAGGAATGTTGGACTTGCATTAGTTGCAATATCTTGGCCCAGTGCAATAACACCAGTTGTATTATTATATGTTACACCTGTGCCGCCACTTAGTGCTGCTCTTGCTCTTGCATCTGTAAAGTACTTGTTAGTTGCGCCAGCGCCCGATTCTGATATTTGATCAGTAATTGTAGGAATAGCAGGTTTGTTTACAAAGTTGTCCCAATCAAGGAAGTAGCTAGGGAGCTGACCGTTTAGGTTTTGTACTTCGCCGAACTCGTTAATAATAGTATCATCAAATTCAGTTTTAATTATTGCATTATTTAAGCCACCAAGGATAATAGTACCTTGCAAGTCAGACTCTAATGTTCCTGTTGAAGTAAATGTTCCATTAACTGTTAAATTATTAAACGTTGATGTGTTTGTACTTGTAACATCGCCACTTAGTGTACCATTAACACTACCGTTTAAACTACCAGTAAAGAAGCCTTCAAAGCTCAAGTTTTGGCTTGGACTTGTTGGATCTACTTTAACTGTCATAGGCAATGTACTATAGAATGTTAATCCGCCCTGTTCAATGCGCGAAGCACCTAGTGTTGCTAATGGGCGACCTAAAATGTATCCGCCTGTGCCAAAGCTAAGGATTGAACTATTAGCAATATTAATTGTTGTGCCAGTTGATCCGCCTAGGTTGTCTGTACGTACACTATCGTTGACTACATCGCCTGTGATTAAATTAGATACTGCATCAACAAGTACTGTTGAGTCATCACCAAACACACTACCTTTGACATCACTGCCCCATATTGCTGAAGAAATATCTGTAAACTCAACTGCTGTTGCATCTGCATTTACAGCAAGAACTTTGTTATTAAAGCCTAAGAAGCTACTTGGAGTATCTGTTAATCCTAAGAATGTACTCGAGCCGCCTGTGCCGCCGCCAGTAGTTGCAATTGATAGTGTATTAGAAACATCATCATATGTTAATGCAATTCCGTCACCGGCTTGTATTAATGCAGCTACGCGGTCATCAACACGTTCGTCTGTGTACCATTGATTAAGTGAGCCTTCTGATATATCATCAGTTGACTTAGTACTAAACATTACATTCCAGTCTGCTTGTGTAAACACATCAAGTACATTAATTGTACCTGACATTCCTGGATAGTACTGTGAATTATAGTACAGTGTATCAGGTGCATTCATTGGTACTGTAAATGTAATAGTACCTGTTTCTGATCCGTTGCCAGTAACGCCATCATTATATGCGTTTGCAGTCCCTGTAGAATTTACAGTCTTAATGAACAATGGACTACCAGTTGCATCCATTGAGAATGTGTATGTTTGTCCTCTTGATAGATATATTTCTGGATCTAATGCTGCTGTTGTGCCGCCACCGTTGAATACGTAGTTATTTGTTCCATCAGCTGTTACTGCAAAGTTAATAACTCCGTCTACACTTGCTACATCTCCTGGTATAAAGTTTGAACCATCCCATACAAGTGCTTGTCCGTTAGTAGGTGCTGCTGTAGTTGTATCTACGTCTGCTAATGCATCAATACTTGATGCATTAGCAACACTTCCAGGTA